TGAATTCTCAACTCAGAACAGAAGAGTTATGGGATTTATCCGCAGAGATACTCACCGAACTTTCTCGTAGGGATGGAGTTTCTTACAGAGTTAAGGCAACCGATGAGTCAGTACAACGTAAACTAGAGGAAATTAACTAATGCCAATGCTTTCTAACATAACCGATGGAGGTTATCAGAAGTCTCGTCCGAAAAAGACTCGTCAAGGCCGCTCGGCTCGTACACTACTATCCGCAACGTCTCGTAATAAGGCAAAAAAACCGTACCGTGGACAAGGAAAATGATGAAGGAGGGTTAAGTCCCTCCTTTTTTTATGTTAAATAGTAAAAACATACCAAAATCATGGAAAATTCCAAGAAAAAAATGCTAAGAGAGGTATCTTATGACCGTCTTACACCTAAAAAACGTGATGATTTAGTCCAAAGTGAGATTTTTGGGGATTTTGAGGAGGATGGATTAGATTATGAAGTGGATGCAATGACTCTTACAGAATAGGAGTATACAATCCTTAATAAATAAACAATAATTGGTGTATTAATGTGCCTCTAGAACGGGTTAGTCAAGGATTTAAAGATCTTAGTATGACATTTCAGGCAAATCCCCTGAATGATGACTTGATTGCGCTTAAAAATGCAAATGCCATAGCACGTTCTGTAAGGAATATTGTTTTCACATTACCTGGAGAGAAATTTTTTAACCCTAATTTTGGATCTAGGATCACTGAATCACTATTTGAGAACATTGATGAGATTAGTGCGTCCATTATTATTGATGAAATACGTGAATCTATAGACAATTATGAACCAAGAGTTGAATTGATAGATGTAAAAGCATTTCCAAACTATGAAAACAATGCTTTTGATGTCAATATTGTATATGAGATTATTGGAATAGAGATTCCAGCACAAGAATTACAATTTGTTTTGCAGTCGAATAGGTAAAATGCCATTAGCTAACTTTTCTAACTTGGATTTTGACCAAGTTAAATCAACTTTACAAGAATATCTTAAGTCAAACTCGAATTTTACCGATTATGACTTCGAGGGATCTAATCTTTCGACGATTTTAGATGTTCTGGCATACAATACTTACATTACTTCGTATAATGCGAACATGATCACTAATGAAGTGTTCATTGATACTGCAACTTTAAGAGAAAATATCGTTTCGTTAGCAAGAAATATAGGTTATGTACCCCGTCCAAGGCAAGCAGCAAGAGCAACAGTATCATTCTTTGTAAATACGAGTGGAATTACACCTTCACCTGCTACACTAACCCTTAAGAAGGGTCCTGTGGCAGCATCATCAAGTTCTTTTGGTGGTTCATCCTTCGTTTTTTCAATTTTAAGTGATATTACGGTTCCAGTTTTTAACGGAATCGCAGAATTTAACGATGTTGAGGTTTTTGAAGGTACATTATTGACACAAACCTTTACATATTCTTCAAGAATTCCAAATCAGAAGTTTGTTTTACCAAATATTGGAGTTGATACAGATTTAATCACTGTTTCTGTACGTCCAAACGAAGCTTCTACCACAGAAACAAAATATAGTGTTCAAAATAGTCTTTTTGACGTAAAATCTGACTCAAAAGTTTACTATTTACAAGAAATTGAAGATGAGAGATATCAAATATTCTTTGGAGATGGGATTTTTGGAAAAGCATTAGAAGATGGTAACTTTATAACCATTAATTACATCACTTCTGCTGGAGATTCTGCAAATGGACTAAGTTCTTTCAATTTTGCAGGTAGAATTCAATATACACGTAATGCTTCCACTTATACTATTAGTTCTGGCATCTCTTTAATGACTACTGGACTATCTGCATCGGGTGGAGAGACAATTGAGTCTGTAGAATCAGTTAGAAAGTTTGCTCCAAGGATTTATTCATCACAAAATAGAGCAGTTACGTCAAATGACTACGAATCTTTGATTCCAGCAAGGATTTATCCCGAAACTGAGTCAATTTCCGTTTTTGGAGGTGAAGATTTAATTCCTCCTCAATTTGGAAAGGTCTTTATTAGCATAAAACCAAGAACTGGTGACTTTTTACCAAGTTTGATCAAAGAAAAGATAAAATTGAAGTTAAAGAAGTATGCGGTAGCAGGAATTGTGCCAGAAATACTCGATTTGAAGTATCTTTACCTTGAAATCAATACAAAAATATATTATAACACTAATCTTGCTCCCGATGCTGCATATGTTTCTACATTAGTTCAAAATAATGCTGAAAAATATGCTGAATCTTCAGACATGAATAAATATGGTGCTAGATTTAAATATAGTAAGTTTTTAAATATAATTGATCAGAGTAATGAATCAATAACTTCTAATATTACAACTGTTTATATAAGAAGAGATATAAGAGCAGTTTTAAATGCTTTTGCAGAATATCAAATTGGTTTTGGAAACGAATTTCATATTAAGAGCATGAGTGGATATAATATTAAATCATCTGCATTTAAAATAGCAGGAATAATGGATGATGTGTATATTTCTGATCTACCAAACACTAATAGGTTAAATGGATCATTATTTTTATTCTCTCTTCCATCTATCGAATCTCAATCACCCACTATTATTAAAAGAAATGTAGGAACTATTGATTACAAGAGTGGAGTTGTTACTATTAATCCTATTAATATTCAATCTGGAATGTTAAAGGATGGTCAGACAATTATTGAAATTTCGGCATGTCCTATCTCTAATGATGTTATCGGATTACAGGATCTTTATTTGCAACTAGATATAAGTAACAGTTTATTTGAAACGGTTGTGGATGAGATTGCTTCTGGATTAGATCCATCTGGTTCAAATTATATTACCTCTTCAAGTTATGCTAATGGCAATTTAGTTCGTGCAGGAGGTCGTAATAGTGATATAGCAAGTACTAATGCACCTTCAGTACCTAGCACTAATGGTGGAACAACTGCAACCACTCCTACTTCATTCTCTGGCACATCTACTGCTTCATCCTACTAAGATAATAGAAATATCCAATGACAACAAAAAGAGTTAAGTTTAGTAACATAGTTCAGAACCAGCTTCCTGGATACGTAAAATCCGATTATCCCTTAGTCGCAGAATTTTTAAAGTCATATTATCAAGGTCAAGAATATCAAGGTGGTCCTATTGACTTAATCAGCAATATTGACCAATATGTAAAAATAGACAATCTTACTAATCTTACATATTCTGTTGGGTTGGGTGCAACTGTTGGAATTGCTAGTGATGCAATTGATATTGATATGCAAAATTATCCAACAGGAACTTTGGGTTTCCCAGATTCTTATGGGTTGTTAAAGATTAATGATGAAATTATTACATATACTGGAATAACTACTTTTGGATTTACAGGATGTGTTAGGGGATTTAGTGGTGTTACTTCTTATAGAAGTCCTACTAACGCTGAAGAATTAGTTTTTGAATCTACAACAGCAGATCAACATGCTAAAGGATCAACTATAGAAAATTTAAGTTGCCTCTTTCTTAAAGAATTTTTAACTAAAACAAAGCATCAAATTACACCAGGTTTAGAAGGAAGGAAACTTACAGAAGAATTAAATCAAGAAGTTTTTCTAAAACAATCAAAAGATTTCTATTTAAGTAAGGGAACAGATAGAGGTTTTGAAATTTTATTTAAAGCATTATATAACGAAAAAGTTAATATTATCAGACCTCGTGATTTCCTTTTTACACCATCTAATGCTAACTATAAAATTACAAGAGATTTTGTAGTAGAACCTATTGTGGGTGATCCAATGAATTTGGAGTTATCTACTTTATTTCAAGATGAATATAAAGGTTCTGACTTAGAGAAGGCATATGCTCCTATAACCCATGTAGAAAAGATTGCAGTGGGTGTGGGAGAGACATTCTATAAGTTTAGTGTAGATGCTGGTTATAATAGAGACTCAAGGGTTGAAGGTGCTACTTATGGTACATTTAATACTCATCCCAGAACTAGAATTGTTGGTGCAGTAGCAGCAGGAGCTACTACTTTTGATGTTGACTCAACAGTTGGGTTTGCAACGGATGGAGAACTCCATTGGAGATATATTGATGGTACTGTAGGAGTAAGTTCATATTCATCCAAAAACTTAACTCAATTTTTTGGATTAAGTGGAATTGGTAAAACTATTACAAGTGCAGAATCGGTTGGTATCAATACTTTTGCATATGGACAATCAGTAGTTAATCCAGATGAAACTATTGAAGTAAGAATAACTTCTGTTGTTCATAATTTAGAATATGATAGAGCAAGTTGCTTATATGGAACTGGAGATAGTATAAAAATTAAATCTTTAGGAATAGGAAATACTGATTACCGATTATCCAATTGGTTTTATAATGTTTCACCTACTTATAAAGTAAAACAATTAGGATTAATCGACGTTTCAGACTTTACTTATGAAGTCTTTACTGATGTTGATCATGGATTTAAAGTAGGAGACAGAGCTGTTCTTTCTAGATCTGCAGATGCAAGAACTGCTTATCCACCTTCTCTTATAAGTCAAATAACATCATCCAAATCTTTCATTATGAAAGAGCAAGGAGAGATTGACGTTACTCGTTATCTTGAGGATAATCCTTATATTATAGAAAGAAAAATTGCAAAAGTAAACGCATTAAACTTCCCTGAAGCGTCTGTCTTTTCTAGTGATGTTCAGAATGTTTATAAAGAAAGAGCAGAGGATAAACTTTTAATTACATCTCCATCTATTCCATCATATGATAGTTCTTCTTTAGGTGTTAATGCTAATAGAATTATCTTTAATGGAAGTTTTGATGGAGATACATTTAATATAATTGCAGATGCCACTACTCCTGTTGGTGTACCTATTTTTGACCACGGTTATTATACTGGAGATGCAATTTATTATACACCACAGATAATCAATGAAGTCTATGTAGACACTACTAGTGGTACTAAGTTAGATAATTATGTAATCAAATCTGAATTATTCCCTAATTCGGAAGGTCTTTATTTTGTCAAACGAGTAGATGCAAATAGTATTAAACTTGCAAAAAGTAGATCTGATCTTTATTTTGAAAATTATGTATTTCTTGATAATGTAGGAATTGTAACAGATAATAGAATTGAACCATTTAGTTTTCATGAAGAAACTTTAAAATCACAAAAACTTGTAAGATCAATTAATCCACCAATTAATACTGGAACAATATACGAAACTACTCCAGGTACTACTGGTATTTTAGCAAATGGTGTAGAAATTTTAAATTATAAATCTTATGATAAAATTAATTATGGTGAGATTACAGGTATAGATGTTCTTGGTGGTGGTAAAGGATATGATGTAATAAATCCTCCTATTGCTAGAATTGCTGATGCTGTTGGAACAGGTGCTACAGGATGTGTTGCTGTTAAAGGAACATTACAAGATATAAGACTTATAGATCCTGGATTTGCATATGAAGAAACTCCTATAGTAACAATTACTGGAGGAAATGGTAAAGGTGCGACTGTTGGTGTAAATATGCAGTCAGTAGCACATTCTGTTCCTTTCTTCTCTAATTCTAGTAAAGTTGGATTGGGAACAACAGGAGATTTGCCATCTACAATTGGATTCTCAACTTATCACAAATTTGCCAATGGTGAGAGAGTAATATATGACACTAAAGGACAAAGTATAATTGCTGGATTAACAAGTGATTCAAGTTACTATGCTTCTGTGGTTGGAACTGGTGGAACTGTAATACGACTTCATACTACACAAGCAGGTGCTTTAGCAGGGATACAAACTGCTGTTCTTACTGCTCGTGGTGATGGTGTACAGTTTATAAAGTCTTACAATACAAAATCTATTGTTGAATCTATTAATGTACTTACATCTGGATCTGGTTATGAAAATAAAAAGAGAACAGTTCAACCTGCAGGAATTAATACATCTTCAGATCAAATAAACATTCAAAACCATGACTATAAGAATGGAGAAATTATTAATTATACTTGTACAGGAACACCTATTACAGGATTAGCAACTGCTACTGATTATTATGTTTGTTTTGTAGATAAAGATAATTTTAAATTAACAAGTGTTGGTGTAGGAACTACTTCTAAAGATTTTTATTATAGAACTAAACAATTCCGTGATTTGACTTATATTGGTGTAGGAACTCATCAATTTAATTATCCTCCTATTAATGTCTCATTAACAGGAAAAGTAGGAGTAACATCTGTTGGAACAGAAACTTTTGAAGCTCAAGTACAACCAATATTCAGAGGAGAAGTTACATCTATTCATTTGATTGATAAAGGAGTTGGATATGGATCTTCTGAAGTTATTAATTTTGATAGGGAACCTGATGTAAGTTTATCTGCTGGTACTGGAGCTGAACTTATTCCTATTATTAGTGGTGGATCTATTAGTGAAGTTTATGTTAAACATAAAGGTAAAGATTACATTGCTCCTCCAGATCTTCAAATAGATGGATCTGGTTTTGGTGCTATTTTAACCCCTATTCTAAAAACTGTAGGAGTTGGAACTACAGCAACTTATCTTTTAGAAGAAGTAAAGGTTCTTAATAAAGGAGCTGGATATGGAACATCAACTACATCTATTACAGTTCTTTCACCTGGATCTGAAGTAAAACTTCGTACTAATGTTCAACAATGGACTATAAATTTATTTGAGAAATATTATCAAGGTGAACAAATAACCTCTGATGATGGAATTATTGTAAATGGATTGAATAGAGGTTATGGACTGCAATATACACACTTATATGCTCCCAGGAAACTCAGAGAGGGCATGTATGCGACGAATCAAGAGGGAGTGTCATTATATGGTCAACCAGACTTAAAACGTGTTAATGGACAAGAAATTGAGTCTCCAGACCACTCTCCAATAATTGGATGGGCATATGATGGAAATCCAATTTATGGTCCTTATGGTTATGTTAAGAAAGAGGGTGGATCTGTAGTTCAGATGAAATCTGGTTATGTTGAAGAATCTGCAAGTAAAGAAAATAGACCACCATTAACTGTTTTTGGACCAGGATTCTTTGTAGAAGACTTTACATATAAAGAGAAAACTGACGAAACTGTTTTAGATGGTAATAATGGAAGATTCTGTATTACTCCACAATATCCAAATGGAGTGTATGCATATTTCGCAACTATTAGTAATTCTGGTGCTGAACAAGGTGGACAATTCAACAGTTACAAATTACCTGTATTCCCTTATCTTTTAGGTGATAATTATCAGTCAACTCCTGATGAATTTAACTTTACTCAATATTCTAATCAAGATGATTACCTATTGACTAAAGGAAAACTTAGAAAAGATATGACTTTGGCTGATGTTAAAGAAGAATCTACATGGAGCACTAATTTCTATAGAAATACTGCACCTTATAATTTGATTGAAGGTGATGAACAATATCAATATATGCCTCTTCCAAATAAATTGAAACAGCATATAGATCTTAAAGGGGTTTCTCCAGGAGTTGTTGAGAGTATTGGAATTACCACTGGTGGAAAAAATTATGAAGTTGGTGATAGTGTTGTATTCAATAATGAAGGAACTAGTGGTGGTAAGGCTGCTGCTTCAGTTTCACGTCTTGTTGGTAAAAGTGTTACTGAGGTTAGTGTTGCTACAAGTTCAATAAGCGGATTA